GAACTGTTGAAATCTCACTCAATTCTTATGGTGCATGCGCCACAAAGGTTGCAGCGGGCGCAAACGCGTTCAACTTTACCTAATAACTAATCATCGGCCACAGCCGCTCCCGGATGTGGTCGAGCAGTAGAAGGGAACGGAAATGCCACAAATAGTCACCGCAACAGAATTGCGCAACATTCTTGGCGTTTCCGTTTCCCTATATTCTGACGCATATCTTGAGCAGATGATTGACAGCGCAGAGCTGACGATTCTGCCATTGCTTACTGGATACCAATCAGCCGTCACAGAAATCTTTGTAGAAAATTCAATTGCATATTACGGAACCCAGCGCGTCAATTATTTCGTGCCGGGTCAAAGTGTTGTCATTACCGGATGCGGCACTTACGACGCAACAGTGACAGTCACAGACGATCGCATTGCGCCAATGGTCTTTACGTCTGCAACGGGCGAAGCAGACAGCACATACACCATCCCAATCATTCCGAGCGGGCTTGCGTGTATTGATGGGGCAACCGCTGGCGATTTATACTCTGGCGTTGCTCCCATTAAGTCAGCAATCCTTGTTGTTGCTGTTGAAGTGTTCCAAAGTGTTACAGCTCCGGGCAATCAGATCATGAGTGACCAATTTCAGCCGTCACCATTTGTCCTTGGTCGCAGCTTGACGAATCGAATCGTTGGCTTACTTGGGCCATTCTTGGAAGTCGAAACGCTCTGCTTATGACAATTGAAGCCGACATCCGCACACCATTGCAGACTGCACTTTCAACGATTGCAGCCAATGTGTATAACGGCATTCCAGAGGCAATGACTAGCCCATCAATCTGCATCGTTCCAGACGCACCATATTTGGAAAGCACTTTGATTAATGGATCGACTACCAAAGTCAAGATTAATATGCTCATCACCGGCGTCGTCGGTTATTCGAGCAACGCAGCAGCTTTGACTAATCTTGAAGATTTAATGATTTCAATCATCTCAACTATGCCGGCCGGATACGTCGTCGGAGATGTCAGCTCACCCACACCTTTGGAAGTCGGCGCAAGTAAATTCTTGACGTCCGATTTGCAAGTCTCAACGTATTACACCGACTAAGGAGAAAACAATGGCAACAACAATCATCACCGGCAGAGACATCACCTTCACCATTGACGGCGATGATTTCGATGCTCAGGCAACTTCCGCGACTTTAACAGTCGATTCAACAATCAACACATATCAGACACTTGATGGAAAAGCGTATTTCACTACTGATACGCAGGGAACATTTGCAGTCGAAATGCTTGCAGACTGGGGAGCAGCATCATCACTATGCGAAGCTCTTTGGACAGCTGCAACAAACGCACCAAATACAGGGCTTCCAGTGGTATTAGTGGCAGATACAGGTGCATCATTTGCATTTGATGTGCAGCCAATACTTCCATCAGCCGGTGGAACTGCACCAGATGCTCAAACAGTATCGCTCGCATTCACTTGCGTGACTACACCAGTCTTAACAATCAGCTAATAAAGGAGCCGGGAGCATGAAACTAAATATCGAGGTTACTTACCAAACTGGAGAAGTCGCTACCTATACGGCGGCTCCCCCAGAATGGCAAAAGTGGGAGCAAAAGACTGGATTCACAATCCAGCAAGCAGAAGAAAAGATTGGCATTTCTGATCTCTTATTTCTGGCCTATAACTCAATGAAGCGTGAGAACGCCGGCAAGCCGGTCAAGTCTTACGACATTTGGTGCGAAGGCGTTGCAGACATAGGAGCAGGGAACGCAGACCCAAAAGTTACGCCGTCGGAAGTCTCAGCCGAATAGTTGTAGAGCTTGCAATAGCCACAAAGATTCCCATGAGCGAATGGACGACGGCGGAGCAGATTCTTACAGCCTTTGAGATATTGGAGCAGCAACATGGCGGATGACTTTCAAGTTGCATACGATAAGTCGGACTTGCGTCGTGTTACTGCTGCATTCAAAGCAATGGATGCAGAAGCTGTTGCTCAAGCCAAAGTCGTCAGCGGCGGTCTAGCCACATACGTCCAAGGCAAGATTGTTCAAACTGCTGGTAGTCGCCCTAATGATGCAGCTAACAGAATTGCATCCGGCTCACGTGTCTCCAAATCTTCAAAAATTGGAGAATTGTCATTCGGCTTTGTGAGTCAGAAATTCTCCGGCGGTGGTACAACTCAACAACTTTGGGGCGGTTACGAATTTGGATCTAACAAATTCAAGCAATTCCCAATCTGGTCGGGTAGTCAAGGCAGAGGTTCAAAAGGCTGGTTCATTTATCCGACTCTGCGAGCCGAACAACCGAATATCATTGCCAAGTGGGAAAATGCTTTCACTGAGATATTGAAGGAGTGGTGATGGCCGGACAAAGTAGAACGCTCAAGCTCTCAATTCTGGCTGATGTAGATCAACTCAAGAAGTCGCTCAATGTCGCCAATAATGACGTTCAAAGCTCAAGCTCTAAGATTTCAGACTTTGGCAAAAAGGCTGGATTGGCATTTGCAGCCGCTGGCATTGCCGCAGCTGCTTACGCATCAAAGCTCTTAATTGATGGCGTGAAATCAGCCATCGCCGATGAAGCTGCTCAAGCCAAGCTCGCTAATACTCTCAAGAATGTAACTGGCGCAACTGATGACCAGATTGCCGCGACTGAAAAATATATTCTCAAGACATCTTTGGCCAACGGCATCACCGACGACCAGTTAAGGCCGTCGCTAGATCGGTTGCTGAGAAGCGTTAAGGATGTGACCAAGGCTCAAGAATTGCAAGCTCTGGCACTTGATATTTCAGCGGGTTCTGGCAAATCTTTGGAAGCAGTGTCAAACGCGCTTGCAAAGAGTGCCGAAGGGCAGAACACAGCCCTTGGCAAATTGGGCGTGGGTATCAGTGCAGCAGACTTGAAAACTATGTCATTCCAAGAAATTACTGCCAAACTCAGCGACACATTTAAGAATCAAGCATCAGAACAAGCCGACACATTTGCCGGCAAGATGGCTCGACTCAATGTGGCATTTGATGAAGGCAAAGAATCGGTCGGTTCATTTGTACTCGATGCAATTACTCCGATGGTCAATACTTTCGTCAAGGACGTCGTTCCGGCCATTCAGAAATTTGCCGACGAAATTGGACCAAAGTTGCAACCGGTAATCAAATTCCTTGGATCATATATTCAAGAAGTATTGCTCCCAGCTTTCAAAAGCATTTGGGGATTCATCAATGATTTCTTGATTCCGATATTCTCAGCAATTCTTACCCCAGCCATTAACGGATTGCGCAGTGCATTTGAAAAGGTTCAGAAAGCCATTGGCGACAACACAGAAGAATTAGAGCCATTGCTAGATTTCATGAAGGCAGTCGGAGAATTTGCACGAGATACTTTGGCTCCGATTATCGGCACAACACTCAAAGGCGCATTTAGTGTCTTAGGCTCAATTATTTCAGTCACGATTTCTGGATTTGCAAAGATTGTCACAGCCGTCACCAACGTCATTAACGCAGTCAAAGCATTTATCAAGCTTATGACAGATAATCCAGTCACTCGATTCTTTGGCTTAAGTGGAGATAACTCCAAAGGCTTGAAAGCCGGTGGAGCAGAATTTGACCCAAATATCGGTGGAGACTTTGGTGGTACTGGCGGCGGTGGTGGATTTGATACTGGTGGAAGCATGGGCGGCAATGATCCGCGCACATTTACCGGCGCACCATTAGGGGCATATTCACCAGCTATGCAAGCTGCAATTCTTAGACGCGAAGAACTCAAAGCTGAGACTGAACGCCTACGCAATGCCAGAGAAGCGGCCGCGGCGGCTCGCGCTGGGGTCACTGGCGGGCTTTCAACGGCCGAGCGCATCAATATCACAGTCAATGGGGCAATCGATGCTGAGGGAACGGCTCGCACAATTGTGGAGACTTTGAATGATTCATACTTCCGCGGTACAGGCGGCGCGTCCAACTTGCAGGCAATATGACAATTTTCAATCCAGTATGGCGCGTCACAATTGGCGGCGTTCAGTATCAAACGGCCATTCTTTCGAATCTGACAATTACATCTGGGCGAACTAATATCTACGAGCAGGCTCAAGCTGGATACAGCAACATTGAACTTATCAATTTGGATCAATCAACTGTCGTCATTGGAATCAATGATTCATTGACTATCGAGTTGCAAGATTCCACAGCCACATTCATTCCCATCTTTGGCGGCTCTGTTGTCGATGTG